GGGAATCAGAATCGAGGTCGTCACTGAAGTAAGTAAAGCATATGGCTATGGAAGCTCACCCCCAATATGAATGGAGGAGGCTTGAAAAGCCTTATGTTACTCTGCGAGTCAGTTCTCAATGATATTGGGAACTGGTGCGGCACTAGTACCCTGCTTGATCTGAAAACAGTCAAGCAGCGTGTTGAAAATGAGGGGTTATCGTTCTTAACGATAACCTTGGCAAACTTTGGTAAAGACTTCCAAAAAAGTCTCGACCAAGGTTTTGTCAGTCACGACCTCTTTCTCGGTTTTTCGAGAAAAGGCAGTCTCCCCCGATTTCTCGGAGGTTTCTTTGATCTCATTTTCGATCGGCCTAGTGGACGATTGCTTGAAGAACCATCGATTCATGCGATCCGTGGCATCCGTCAGTTCACACTGATGTTTGCTAAGATCAAAATGGAATGCTCCCCGGATCGTATCCAGGGTGCTTTCGATGAGTTCTTCGAGACTGAACATGCAGTTAAGAAAGCAGACTCTTTGAGGACACCAGAAATGGTTTCTGATTTTCAGAGAGTCTCTTCTTTGGTTTTTCGTGATGTTTTCTCCAAGATGGATCGCGAGATCTACCTTGGGAACATCATTCCAAAGCATGGCCCCGGTACCACTCAGGATGGAACGATTGGTAATCGTAAATTCCTTTGGAGCACTTGGACCGACCGTCTGGAACATTTGTTCCCGGCGAGAGAATTTCTCTCGCCTCGTTACGGCCTCGCTAACAGCGAATGTCTTAACTGGCTGGAGCCCGGAGCTGAGGAACCCGTCAGGGTTATCACAGTTCCTAAAACGTTGAAAACGCCTCGTATTATCGCGATTGAGCCTGTTCACATGCAATATGTGCAGCAGGGTCTTCTCGAGAAATTCGTCGAGTTCATTCATGAGGATGACATCTCATCAATGTTCATCAGTTTCAATGACCAAGAACCTAATCAGTTCCTGGCGCATGAAGGATCGGTGTATTCCGATCTCGCTACACTAGATCTTAGTGCAGCGTCTGACCGCGTTTCCAATCAGCTTGTGCGAGCCATGTTGCATTTGTGGCCTCATCTTTCTGAGGCTGTCGATGCATCACGGTCACGTAAGGCTGACGTTAATGGCAAGGTTATTCGCCTGGCCAAATTCGCGTCTATGGGTTCAGCTCTTTGCTTTCCGGTAGAGTCTATGGTATTTATTACCATTGCTCTGCTTGGAGTAGAAAAGAAGCTCAATCGCCACTTGACCAGAAAGGACCTTAAGGACCTTTCTGGGGAGGTACGTACTTTCGGTGACGATATTATCGTCCCCGTCAGTTCTGTGCTTGACGTTGTCGACTCTCTCTCAGATTTTGGTCTGAAAGTAAACGTCGGCAAGTCTTACTGGACCGGAAGGTTCAGAGAGTCTTGCGGTG